AGCCCTTTCCTTTCTTCCCTCAGCCGAACCAGAGGCAAGCGCCCCTGCTGTTGTTTCCGATAGGCCAAATTCAGCAGTCCCTGTTGGGCTGGAACCGTAAGCACCAAGCGGTCCACTGGTGGTTATTTCGTTGCTACCTGGTTTTGCAATTCTTCCCATGGAATTAGGTTCCCCATAGTGTGCAACGCCCTTGCCGTCAATGTTGACAACCCCAGCAGTAAGTTGCATATTTGCAACCGTTCGGATGCCGCTCATACTTTCACTCTGAATGAATCCACCCTTGCTGTTTGCTAATCCACGACCAGTATTAAATAGGGTGGCAAGCAAGGCAAAAGAACCCATCCCAGAACCAGCATCGCCGATTCCTTTTGTGAATTTCTGAACAAATCCGATAAGGCTCGTGAACTGCTCAATCAACACCGTGACGCCGTCAATTATTTTATTTATAAATGGAAGTGCTTGAAAGAACACCTTGCGTACCTCGGTGCCATACTCCATAATTCTTGCAATTAGGGTTCCGACCTTGGTGCCAAATTCCTCCACGGCTGGTCTCATGTCAAGTAGTTCTTGTCTGAAACCTCCAAACTTATCTTTCAACTCCTCCCAGATTGGTGCAAAAATATTCTTGAGCATTTGCTCAAGAACTCTCGCCCCATCAATGAGTGGTCTCAATTTTTCTTTTATGTTATTGAAACCGACCATGAACCTGTTCCACCAGTCGCCAACTTTGGCAAACATGCCGATTGTTCCTGGTAGGTAATTCCTCATTATATTTACGAAGAAATTGGAAATCTTTTCAACAACAACTGAAATCTTGTCAATGAAACCACCGCTTGAACCAAACTCACCAAGCTGTCCCTGCATCCTCAGAATTGTCTTAGTGACAACCTTGAAAACTTGGTCTAATTCTTTTTTGATAGGAGCCAAGAACGACTGACCAAAATCACCAAACTGATTTTTGAGTTGAGCAAAATAGCCTTTTGCCATGCTCAGCAATGTTCCATTGACTGCAGCAAACTGACCAGATACACCGCCGAGTTCGGCAAGCCTCCCTGATGTGATTGCTTCCATCAGGGCTTTTTTGCCTTTTTCCCCAGTCCCTAACTTTTTATTTTCTAATTCAAATTTTTTAAGTGCCACCTTCATGGCTGGACCAAGAGCAAGGGCGGCGGTCTTTATTGAAGCATAAGATGAGCCAACAGAATCAGCGGTAGTTTTGACTCTCTGTAATTCGCCAACCAATGTTGATGCTGCTTTTGTTCCAGTCTTTATGTCTTGACCAGCACTAGCAAAGTCCATTAAACCTTTAAGTAAATTTACGCTGTTAGCATCAAACTGTTTGGATTTGTTATATATCTCTCCGTATGCAGCACCGAGTTCTGCTGCACCAATTGACGCCATCTCGGTGGTGGGCGTGAGCATACTCATGTTGACGCGAGCACTATTCAGGTTGGTCTTAAACTCTGTCCTCTGTGCAAATGAACTCGTATATGCATACATCGCCGCTTGCTGTTCCCTCATGGCTGCAGCAGCAGTTCCGAGGGCGATAACCAAACCAGCGACACCACCAGCGGCCATATGCATGGCACCCCTGTATGCCTTCATGATGAACTGCCCAGCAATAAATGTTGCATGAACTGCGAGCATTGCGGCAGATAGACCAACAATTTCTAGTGCTGCCATCTTGGCGCTCATGGCAACAAATTTAATTAAACTTTTGCCGTATCCAACAACCATTTTATCTACACTGTCAAAGTGGTGCTTCCATTTTCGGCTTGTATTTTGTAGTAATTTGCTTTCCCTTTTTCCGTAGTCCTCAAGTTTTTTTGTCTCACTAGATAGCGATTTTGCATTTCGACTGCGATTGGTTCCTTCGCTTTGACCCAACCGTTGAAGTTTGCGACGGGTTTTGTCAATAGCAGAATCGTCAGATTCAACTTTTATCTTTATGGATACGATTTCTGACATTTACAACCCCATTGGAAAGGAAGACCGGCAATAAAGTTCCAAATTAGGCTTTTCTTGCTTCAGCCTCACGGTCGTTCTGTATAACTTTACCACAAGCGAGCCGTATCATCCACTCGTCTTCGGTGCAGTTGAGTAGTTGAATGGGGTCTGTGCCGAATAATTCTCCCAATCGAGCGGCCGCAACCACTCGGTTGTCGTCAATTAATTCGTCGAAGACCCCTTCGAGGGGTCCGTTGCCTCAATTGTGTCTGAATATCCAGACGCGTCAAGAATTGCAAGTGCTGCTGATTCAACGTGTGGGTCAAGAGCGAAGAACGAACGAACCGCATCTGGAATTGGTCTTGTCTGGCTTGTCATTGACAAAACAGCAGGTGATGCAAAGTTTAACTCATAGCCATCTTCGTCGTAAACTTCTGCGTCATCAAAAATGATTCCTTGTGTTGTATTCCCGATTACCCATGCTGCGAACTTTGTTGCATCCATTCCAGCACGAGTGTCGTCGCCAGCGCTTTTGCGCCAGTTCTTAATCTGTTGCTGAGTGATATTTGGGCTGATTCGCAGTTTCACACCCTTGCGCTCTGGGACATCAATGTAAACATCTGGACGAGAAACTTTTTCCCGAATGGTTGCAGTCAGTTTTCCAAGAACAGTAGGTTCTGAATCAGCGGCAGTTTTTGCCTTTTGTGCAATGCTCTTTGATTCCTTTGGTTCTACTGGAACCACGGGTGCATCTTCTGAGTAAATTTCATTTGCCATTAGGGTTATTCCTTTGTTGTTGGGTGACTATGCACGAAACTAGCACGATACATACACCGTTCAGGGGAACTACCTATATAGCAAAACCCTATAATTAAGGGGTATTAGTTGCTTGCGCCACCTGGTGTAGTCGGAGGACTCACATCACTGATTGAGAATGTAAGGGCAAATGTTGCTGGGGCACCCGAAGATGAATCGCCGTCTGGCTCAGTCAAACCAACAAGAAGGGCATTTCCGTAAACACGGTCAGTTCCTTTGACATCAATATTGCAGTCGTAAGTCTTGATGTTGATGTTGTAGAAAGACGAACCAACAAGCGGACGCAATTGGCGAATCTTTTTTGCAAGACCAGCGGCACCGCCAGATGACTCCTCAATGTCGTCATAATGGGCAGTGAGTGTGACGTCACCGATTTCCGATGGTGCACAGAGAACCGTTGGGCGCTTTGCTCCACCTTCGTAGATTTTCTCAACCGATGCAGTGATTTCTCCACCAGAAACTTGAGCAAATCTAAAACCCTCAAACATTGGGTGGGTTGTATCAACCGGTGCGATGTCTGCAAGAACTTGTCTTTGGGCTACCTTGGCCATTTTATTGCTCCTCTATTAATTAGATTACTGATGTTGTCAGGTTGGACTTGATGATGTTTACTTCAATTTTGTCGCCAACACTGGAGACACGAACACCAACTCTTGCCTTAACAAGTCCAGTTGCCAATTGTGACACTGGGTTTATTGACGAGTCACACTTGACTGTGTAGCCATGGTCAACACGTCTGCCGTTTGCATCAAATGCCTCGTATAGGGCACCAGCCAAACGTGATTGCTCAAGAACTGCAATCAGTTTTGCTTCAACACTGGCGAACGAATTGTTGCGACCGTCAATAGTCGAGAATACCACAGACTCCAATGCCTTGTAACCATCAACAACAATTCCGTTGACAATATCTTGTGCATTGATGTATCGGAAGTTGCTGGAATCTGGTGAGAGCGAACGTGCTCCGTAGATTCTCACCGTATTGGAGATTACTCGAATAGCATTGACACACTCATCGTCAAGCAGGTCTCCAGCAGCCTTGTCTACATCTGTTACAACACCCGAAATGAAACGAGCGGTTGATTGAAGACCAGCATATGGTTGGTGCGGGCCAGTTGCATTTACTGCAGCCGAGCGCTTTCCACAAACATAACCGTCTGGTGGGATGAGGCGAGTTACGCCAGCAACCGAGGTTGGTGCGTATACCCATGGGTAGTACAGTGCAGCATGCTCGCTACTTGCGACATCTGCCGTAATAGCGCGAGCAAATGTTTTAATTGTGGCAACGCTTGCATCTGATGCACCGTGAAGGATTGCAACGCGATTTTTTGAATTTGCATGTGCAACAAGCGCGGTGTTAACCGTCACTGCACTAGCATCACCGTCTGGGCAAGAAACTGCACCAGTTCCAAGCGAGTCACCAAAAAGGTCCAATGCAGCAGCAATTTGTGTTTGTGTGGAAGCAGTGCCATTTGCACCAGTTGCTAGGGTTCGTGTTGCTGCCGCGGCGATAAGGGCACTGCTTACACCGATGGTTGCAACAATGTACTTGCTTGCAACTGGGTCTGAGTTGATTTTGCCCACGATTTGTTCGTTTGTATCACAGTTGAATGTGTTGAACAAAAGCGCATTCTCGTAATAAATTTTTGCAGTGACCGAATTTGTTTTTGTTCCAGCAGCAACGACGCACATAAGGTTGTTACCCCAAGTACCAGGACCGTTTGCGGTGAGAGTAAAAGCAACGAGTGGCGTACCTGCTGTTGCATCAAGAACCGTGATGGTTGCTGACACAGAGGATGACTGAGCCGAACGAGCGATATAGCACTGAGTGCCACCCTCTTCAAAGAATGCCTCAACCGTTGGGTGCATCATTGATGTAGATGTGTATGGGCCATAGATAGCCGAAAATGCTTCAAGGCTATTTACGAGTGATGCGCCAGTGACCGGACCACGTGGGCAAATCCCAGCAAAGAATGCCTGTGATGCTTCTCGTGCGGTCGGTGTTGACGGACCAGTTCTTACTGCAGTGTTGATTATTACGCCTGGCATGACACCTCGCTAGTTTTTCGTCAATGACGATTTTTCGTCATTGGTTTCAATAGATTGTACCCAATCTTTGGGTTCTGCTGGTGCAACTTCTACAAATTGATTATCTGGCGATGCAATAACGACTGACGGCTCATCCACTGGTGGATTATTGTCTTTTGCAACAACCGAACTCTTCTTTGTTTTCTCGCACTGAACAGATGATGCATCAACCGAGGATGTGAGTATTCCACTCCCCAAAAACGGCTTTGTATAGCTTGAGCAGCATAGGTCGTTGGCATCCATGAGGACAGAACCGTGTGCTGGTATGACATGACCCTCATCACAGGCAGTGACCGAATGTTCTGAAATATTGTGCACAACGACAAGGGACTTGTCCGCACTTGGAGCCTGACCCTTTTCAAACCACTCAAATTTTTTGCACATGCACTACCTCTTGCTGTTGGATGTTCAATTATACACAATTATTTTAATTATCAAGCAGAAGTGGGTCCTCTTGGATATCGTTCTGTTTTACCTTCAGGTCAATCTCCGAGACTGTTCCAAGTGGTTCTCGGGCAACCACTTCATCAATGGTGATGTCGTACGATAGGTAGGCTCCAGCCAAAACTCGGTCACCCTTGAGTGGGGTCAGGTCGGAAAATTCTTCCCTCAATGATGTTGCGTCTATTCGTGCCAACCATGATTCTCGAGTATCCGTTGCTTTCATTGATGGGTAATCCAGCAGGGCAGAGCGAACAACCGTTGTCAGTCTGTCGCGCATTTGGGTTACTTCCCGAGGACCGCCAGCCCTTGCCCACACATACGTCCTCATTGAGTATGTAACCCTAAAAATAGGGTCAAGTTTGTCGTAATCAATGCCATCAAATTTATTGGTGGATATTGCCACAGTTATCAGTGTCGGCCATTCATCAAGGGCAATTGGCTCATACGTTAGGAATTTTATGGGTGTCGGCAACTCGGCATCACTCAAAGACCAACCGTTTCTGTAGGCAACCATACGGTTTGGGATGTTGGATTGCAGGTAATCGTTTACATAGTCTTTGGCGTATTGCGGGCCATGCATTAAGTCAATGGTCATAACTAATTAACCATCATGCTAGATGAACTAAATTTTCCATTTGCTTGGTGGGCAGCAGCAGCATTGGCAAGCCTTCTAGCAAATAGTGGCGGTTCAAAAACAACTTTCCTCTTTGCCATTTTCGTGGTTCCGTATTGGTGGAATTTTGCATACTCAACAGCAGTTCCAAATTCTGCTGATAGTGGTTCAATTACATTGGGGGGACCCTGCAGGCTGGACAGACTTCTAAACAAACGACCAGTTCTCACCATTGGTGGAACACCTGGGAAGTGGGTCATTTTCCACGAGCCATACCCAGCATCAAGGGCATTCCAGAGAGAACCAGACGGAAGACCATTCTGTGCGAAGTTTGCAGCATTCCATGCCCTCATCGCAACTTTTGCTTCTTCAAAAACCGGAGTGAAGTCTTTACCCCTTTTTTTCATTTCCCTTAGGCGCAGGATTGCTTTTTCTGCATGAACTTCGGTTTTTATCTTCGTATAGCGAGCCACTAGGAAATCCGGTTTCTTCTAAATTTCTTCAATGCCATTAGTTCAGACTCAAGGAACCCTGTCGTCAGTGGGGCGACATCTCTTGGATTGAGGTCTTTGATACCAACAACATCATCATGCATGTTTTGTATTTCACGGCTTACTGCCCTCAGAATCATCAATTTAAAAACCGGAAGTGCCACCCCATCAAGCCCAGCGGTGTAGGTGATTGTTAACAGGTCGTCGGCAGCACCCATAAAAAAGTCAATTCCAAATTTCCTCACCACATAATCAGAACCGTTTACCATTGTCTTTCCGAGCGTGACAACGGTTCCCGATGTATTTGCGGTAAGACCAATATTGGCATTTGTTTTTGCATAAGAGATTGTTGATTGTGCTCTAGCAGTAACCACAAATTGACCGTTGAATACAGAGTTTGTACAATCCGAAACCTTTATCGTGTCCCCGACCACAACTGAATGGAGCCCAGAAACTGTCAATGTTGCAACATTTGATGTCAGTTGGATATGTGTGGTCGTCATTGTCTTGCGAAGTGGGGTGTAAAGAACCTTGCTCACCGAAACAACTGGAGAATTGGTGAGGTATACAGTCCGTGGCGGTTCAACCCACGACTGCTGGGGGACGCTGGATGAACTGTAATAAGATGTTCCCCATGCTGTTGAGTTTTGGAAAAATGAACCTTGCGGGACACCAAGATGGTCAGATGGGACTCGCACCATCTCTGTAAATTCCGAGACCTCTATAGGGCGACGCAGATATGCCTCAAGTTCTCCTTGGACACCATTGATGATGAGTTCGGCCGCATCCATCTGTCTATTGCTCAATGCAATATCCATATATGTCTTTACTTCAGATACAGTAACTAAAGCCATTTAAGCCTCCCCGATTACAATACGCTTGGTGGGCCACCAAGTGTATTTTGCACTGCGCGTCGACCAGACCTGAAGTCCCCGCGTTTTGAGCGAGCACCTTTTCGGGGTTTCATCAAATCCTTAACTCCCGCTCGGAATTTTCCCTTTTGGAAAAACTGCGAAGCCCTGCCAAGTCGCTTGAGAAGGCTGGTGCCATCCAGGCGCTTGATTACCTTAGCACCTTCTTCTCCGCCGATTCCTGGGGTGGGCATGAATGTTCTCCGAACTGTAAGTAATTACAGGTTAGATTTTACCATCTAATCAACCCACGGGGTTATCACCTATCCGGGTTGGGGGGAACTTCAACGGAAATCTCATCAGGAACAGTCGCTGGAATCTCAATTGGAACCCAAGCA